TTGACGATCTGGATTTAGAGGAAGGCATAGAAAAGCCAGAGCAAAGCATTGTTAAGCCGCCAACCAAGAAGCCAGTTAAGGAACCCATCAAGATAGCCGATTTGGTCAATACTGGCGCGGCAAGGGGTGCTTTGTTTGAGGAGCGTTTAAATGATTGGTTGTCACCCCTCACGGCGGCAGCGGCGGCAAAGTATCCAAGGCCGCGAACGATAACGGACAGCAAGCGAGGATTTATGAGCTATGATGGCGAATTGTCATCTGACTTAAACCGCTCAACCTTGGCGCATGAGTACGGCCACCACATTGATAACCAAATTGGCACGGCAGAGGGCATACAAAGGCCGTGGGGAGCCAATCATTGGAGCAATGAAGGGTTGAAGGCTTCGTGGACAAAAGACCGCTCAGAGCTAAAGATTTTTAGGGTATCCCGCGAGAGCAGAGATAAGAAGCTTAATGAGATATATGACTTGCTCTTTACCAAAGAGGTAATTGAAACTGACAAATACATACGCACCAATTCGCTTTTAAAATTCGATGGGGCAGATGCCTTATCCGATATGGTTGATAGTATGGTCGGCGGGGTATTCAGAAAGAACTATGCAGCTTATGGCCATGATATGTCATATTGGAAGAAAGACAGAACCAAGGCCATGAAGGAATGCTTTGCTAATTTGTATGCGATCCATGACAAGCCCAAGGCAATGGAAGTAGCCAGAAAGTTGTTTCCGAATATGGTTAGGGATTTTGAGGAAAAACTACGACAGGTAGACAAAATGGGGAAGATGGGGTAAGCCTTTATGATGACAATAGATGATTTCGAGAAGTTGTACCGTGAGAAGTTTGACGCAGAGCCAGTTTATCCAAACGGGTTTTGCCAAGATGCGGACAATATAATTTTGATAATTGAAGCTTTAGAAAGCGGAAAGCCGCTCGAAAGCGGCCCACCAGAGTTTGCGGATCAATAAGGTTACCTACCATTCCCCGCCTTGAAGGATAAATTTAAACTCGCGGAATGTTTTGGATTGCTCTTCCAAGTAGGCTTGGGCTTTTTCCATTGCCGTTTTAGCTCCCATTCGGGTAACGCTCCAACTTCTGTTCATGCCAAATTCTTTTTGATGGGGTGCTTTTGACATCACCATAATCCATTGTTGTTTGCTCATTTTACTCCTCTCCTATTTCTTACGCTATCGCGGTTTGGTGGGCTTTGTATTCGGCGCGTTTTTCGGCAAGCATCTTACGCAATGCGTCAAGGCATTTTGTTTTGCTATCGTCATCGAAGCGCATCCAATTAAGTTGAAGGTTCTTGGCGGGAAGCTCCCCGTAAACTTTTTTGTAAAGGTCTTGCAATTGAGTTACGTTAGGGCGGAATGTCATTTGTTTTCTCCGTGGTTTGTGTTTCTATATACCCAATATGGGGCATAGGTTGTCAATTGTCAACCCCTTAAATGAAAAAATAATCCCCTATTTCAAAATAATTTTATCTGTGATAGATTGTCAGCAATCAGATAGGACGCTATCCAAAGGGCTTTTGTATGACTGAGCATAGCATAGATCACGAAATCGAATATGAAGAAGAAACCTTAGATGTGAAATTTGACATCAAGGCAATGGACGATTCCTCTGAGGAAAAGGGGGAGTTTAGCGGCTACGGTTCAATCTTTGGCAACAAGGACTTGGGCAATGACGTTGTGGTTGAGGGTGCGTTTGCAAGCTCAATTGGCAAAAAGGGCGCTAAAGCTGTCAAAATGTTATATCAACACAAGCCAGATGAGCCTATCGGCGTTTTCGATGAGATCATTGAAGATCGCAGGGGCCTTAAGGTCAAAGGGCGTTTAGCGATGGGAACGCAAAGAGGCCGAGAAGTTTACGAATTGATGAAGATGGGCGCTATTGATGGTCTGAGTATCGGCTACAGAGTAGACGCTAAAGGCTATGACTACGATGATAAACGCAAGCGGCGGTATCTCAAGTCGGTAGACCTTATGGAGATTTCTGCTGTCACCTTCCCGATGAACCCCAAAGCTAGGGTTTCGGCGGTAAAGGGAGAGCGGACTGTTCGGGAGTGGGAAGAAGTAATGCGGGATGCAGGCGGTCTTTCTAGGAACGAAGCAAAGGTTGCGGCGTCAGCCGTGGCTACGGCACTGGAGCAGCGGGACGCTGAGAGTCAGGAAATGCCAACTGAAATGGTTAGCGCGGTAAAACGCCTGACTGATATTCTTAAATCCTAAATCTACGGAAGGATTCACCAATGAGTGATGACGTAAAAACAGCCGTGGACGCGATGGCAGGTGCTTTTGAAGAGTTCAAGAAAACCAACGATCAGCGTCTAGCGGATATTGAGCAAAAGGGATCGGTTGATCCTCTTGTTGAAGAAAAGCTTTCCAAAATCGAAGCTGATCTTGACCGTTACGAATCTGTAAACCAAAAGCTAACGCAGCAAGAAAGGGCAGCGGAAGGTTTTGCGGAGCAACTTGGTAGCATTGAGGCAATGCTTAAGCGCCCTAATTCTGGAATTGAAGCAAAAGAAATAGATGTTTCAATGAAGGCATGGGACAAGTTCATGCGCAAAGGCAACGAAGGTCTTGACGCGGAAGAAACCAAAGCCTTGACAGTAGGAACGGCGGCAACGGCGGGTAACTTAGCACCAGAAGAGTATGTTGCTGAAATTATCAAGATCGTCACCGAGGTTTCGCCTGTTCGTTCTGTTGCGCGGGTTCGTCAAACAACCTCAAAAGAGATCGAAATCCCACAAAAAACCGCCAACTTTGCGGCTGCGTGGACGGCAGAAACTGGCACTCGCGCCGAAACAACTGGTTACACAACCGCCTTGAAAACCATCGCAACGCATGAGCAATATGCGCGGGTGGACATCTCAAGTCAGCTTCTTGAAGACGCTGCGTTTGATATGGAAGCGGAAATGAACCAAGAGTTTGCGGAGCAATTTGCAAAAGCAGAAGGTAACGCTTTCATCGTGGGTAATGGAACCAACAAGCCAACGGGTATCACGCACGGTAATGTTGTCGCTCACACTGCTACGGGTGCGGCATCGGCGGCTATCACTACTGATAACCTTATGGACTTGGTGCATGGCCTTAAGTCTGACTATGCGGCTAATGCTACCATGATGTTTAACCGCACTACGCTTGGCATCATCCGTAAGCTTAAGGACACCGCAGGGCAATACATCTTCCAGACAGGCTTTTCGGGGCAATCTGGAGCGCCCAATACAATCATCGGCATTCCATATGTGGAAGCTCCTGATGTAGCGGACGCGGCTTCTGGAGCCAAATCTGTTCTCATCGGTGACTTCCGCCGTGGGTATATGATTGTTGATCGTGTGGCCTTATCGGTTCTTCGTGACCCATATAGCCAAGCGGCAACTGGCCTTGTGCGTTATCTGGCTCGTAAGCGGGTCGGCGGCGAGGTTGTTCTAGCGGAAGCTATGCGCGTTCTTAAGCACGCAACTTCTTAAGAATAACGGGGGAGGGGGGTTGTTTCCACTTTCCTCCCTCTCTCTTAAAAAGGTGGAATAATGCGAAAAGTTGTAATGGTTCACAGCGTTATCGGTGAGGATAACGAGAACGGAACGTCAGCAAGGAAATATATGGTCGGAGAGTCGTTGCCCCTAAGTAAGGCGTGGCAAAAGGCGATTGCTCAAAACATGATTGACCGAGGCGCGGCTATGGAAATACAAGGCAACGCATCACCAACTGAAACCAAACGGGCGAGAGATGCGGATGGTAAGCTAATGGCGGATGATCCCTCAACCCCTAATGTAAATGAAGCTTGGGAAGGTGGGAAAGCACCCACTAAGAAACGTAATAAGTCGAGCAAAAAGCCTGATTGATTGAGCGGTCTGCTTATGCTATGTTCCTATCACGCCCAACACTCAAGGAGTTATTAAATGGCAAGTATTGCAGATAGAGTCTTTGACAACGAGCTGACAGTCCTTGACACAGAGGCCAACAAAATCACAGTCACTTCTCAAGAAAGCACAACCTACGCAAGCGCGAACTCTACACACGCTTTAGGGGCAAGCACATCTTTGAGCATTGCAGCGCCCGCCGATAGATCAGGCGGTGGCCGCGATGTAACTGTGGCGGCGATTACAGATGGAAGCATCTCCGCTTCTGGTACGGCTACCCATTACGCCATACTTGACACAACCAACACAAGGTTGCTTGCGACAGGTTCCCTTTCAGCCTCACAAGGCGTCACCTCTGGAAACACATTTACATTGGCGACTTTTAAGATTGGTATTCCTGACCCATCCTAATTGAGCGTTATCTATTAGGAGTTAAAGAATGCCCAATACTTACGGAAACCGTATCAAGGTCAGCACCTCAACGACTGGCACTGGTACAATAACTCTTGGCTCTGCGGTAGATGGCTTCCAAACGTTTTCGAGCGGCGGTATTACAGATGGCAATACCGTTGCTTATGTCATTGAAGATGGTTCTAATTTTGAGATTGGGACGGGTACTTACACTGCAAGCGGAACCACCCTCACCAGAACCGTTTCTGAAAGCACCAACTCCAACAACGCTATAAGCTTAAGCGGTGACGCGGTTGTATTCATCGCTCCATCGGCTTCTGATTTGCCGTTTACGGATGGCGCGTCTTTTTCTGGCGCGGTTACATTTGTGGATGCTGTAACCCTTGACGGGTCAATTGGTGGGCGTGATGTTGTTTGGGACAGACCGAATAACTCGTTAATCTTTAACGACAACGCCAAAGCTAAGTTTGGAACAGGCCAAGATTTAGAAATATTTCACGGCTCCAACAGCAGTTATATAGATGAGGTGGGCGGCGGCTCTTTATTTATACGGACTAACGGCCCCAATGTGTTTATCGGCAAATACACGGGCAGCGAGTATATGGCCGTTTTTACGCCAGATGGCGCAGTGTCCCTTCGGTATGATAACGCCACGAAGTTTGAAACGACCAGTAGCGGTATAAACGTCACAGGAACCGTTACCGATGATGGTGCTACCCATGATGGCGATGTTACGTTTACGGGAGCTTCTTATAGCGCCGTTTGGGATAAGTCCGATAGCGCGTTAGAGTTTGCGAGTGGAGCAACAGCAACTTTTGGTGGTGCATTAACCATTAACGCGACAAACCTTACATACAATCAATCGGGTTCTGGAAATTTTCAAATACTATCTAACAAAGAAATGGACTTTAAGGTTTCTAGTCAAGATAGAATCACACTCCGTGCTACTGGTGCGGTAGACTTATATTACTCAACAAATGGTAAGAAATTCGCAACGACATCATCAGGTGTAGACGTAACTGGTAACATAGTTGTCTCAGGTACGGTTGATGGTCGTGATATTGCAACTGACGGCACAAAGCTTGATGGGATCGAAGCGGCTGCGGATGTAACTGATGCGGCCAACGTTGCGGCGGCTGGCGCGGCCTTAACAACGGGGGCAACGTTCACGGGCGATGTAACCTTCACAGGCGCAAACTATAACGCTGTATGGGATAAGTCTGACAACGCATTAGAGTTTGCCGATAATGCAAGACTTAAATTTGGTACTTCTGGCGACCTTCAATTATA